GACGAGCAATAAGGAGAATATGCATGAGCGAATTGGCCACTTTGCATGCGGCCGTGACCGCAACGATTCGTGAGGCGATGCCGGAACTGGCCTCGGTCGATGCTTATACAGCTGTAGGAAATGCCCCGGAGCGACCGGCGCTGCGCCACGGCATTGTGCAAATGACGGCGGATGCGGCACCACGCGATGGCCGCTCGGTGCTGATCGCCACCTTCGAGGCGGATATCACCGCTGATAGCGCCAACCCCGAAGCGCGCCTGCAGGGCAGCCTGCTTGCCGCACAACTGATGGATCTGCTGCGTCAGCAGCATTGGGCACTGGACTTCGTCGAAGCCAGCCGCAACGTGCAGGCGCAATTCGAGGGCAGCGCCTGGACCGTGCGCTGGGACCAGCCGGTGCTGCTTGGCGAGGCACGCTGGAGCTGGCCGGACCAGCCTCCCGGCAGCCTGGTATTGGGCTTTGCGCCTGATATCGGCTTGGGCAACGAGGCGCACTACATCGCCCCGGAGGACCTGACATGAGCTACGTCAGTGCCATGCATGACCGCATGCTGGCGTGCATGGTCATTCCCTGCCGGGTGGTTGCGGTGGACCTTGCAGCCGCTCGGGTGCGGGTTTCCGACGGCAGTGGCTGGACCAGTGCCTGGCTGCGCTGGCATGCCCAGGCTGCCGGCCAGGCCCGGCACTGGCGAGCACCCAGCCTGGGCGAGCAGGGCGTGCTGCTCAGCCCCAGTGGCGAGCCGGCCCAGGGCACGTTCCTCCCCGGCCTGTATGGCAATGCCGGGAGTGCGGCGGATAACCGCGAGCATGCCGAGGTCTGGCGTTTCGCCGATGGTGGTTCGCTCAGCTATGACTGGCAGGCCAGCCACTACGACATCCAGCTGCCTGGCGGCAGCGCGACCATCAAGGTCGGCGCCAGCACCGTTCAGGTCAGCGACGCTGCGATCAGCCTTGAGGCGGCAGCGATCAACCTCACTGGCAACGTCACCATCGACGGCGCGCTGCAGGTCAGCGGCGATATCAACGGCGGTGGGCGGATTATCGATACCGCCGGCAACACGGCCAATCACAAACACTGAATCAAGCCCGCCCACGCGGGCTTTTTCATATCAGGAGAATGCCATGCATACCCATGAACAGGGCGGTGCACCATGATCGGCATGGACCGCCGCACCGGCCAGCCACTGGCCGGCATCGATCATTTGCGCCAGTCCATCGAAGACATCCTCACCACGCCGCTGGGCAGCCGACGCATGCGCCCGGAATACGGCAGCCAGTTGCGGCGCTTCGTCGACCTGCCAGTCAACGAGGGCTGGAAAAGCGCCGTGCAAGCCGAAGTGGCTCGCGCACTGGGCCGTTGGGAGCCGCGCCTGCAATTGCAGCGGGTCAAGGTCGTCGCGGTGCTCGACGGCCAGGTCAGCCTGGCTTTGAGCGGCCGCTACCTGGGCGACGAAGCGTTGCTGGAGGTGAGCGTATGAGCCAGGTCGACCTGTCGAAGCTGCCTGCACCACAGCTGTTGGAGGACCTCGACTACGAAGCCCTCTATCAGGCCGACCTGGACACCTTCCGCGAATACCTGGGCGATGCCTGGAGCGCCAATCTGGAGAGTGACCCGGTCACCAAGCTGCTCGAAGTCGGCGCCTACCGCAAGCTGCTCAACCGGGCGCGCATCAACGATGCCGCCAAGGCGCTGCTGCTGGCCTACGCCCAGGGCACTGACCTGGACCAGCTGGCGGCCAACGTCAGCCTGCAGCGCCTGGTGATCCAGGCCGAGGACCTGGCCAGCGTCCCTCCCGTCGAGGCCTTGCTGGAGGCGGACGATGCCCTGCGTGAGCGGGTGCAGCTGGTCTACGAAGGCCTGACCACCGCGGGCCCGCGCAACAGTTACATCCTGCATGCCCGCAACGCTTCGGGGCAGGTGGCTGACGCCACCGCCGAAAGCCCGTCGCCGGCCGTGGTGGATGTCACCGTGCTGGGCCTGGAAGGCAATGGCGAGGCCAGCCCCGAGCTGCTGGCGCAGGTGGCGGCTTATCTCAACGATGACGACATACGCCCGGTCGCCGACCGGGTCAATGTACGCAGCGCCGATATCCTGCCCTATCGCATCGATGCCGTGCTGTACCTGGCCGACAGCGGCCCTGAGTACGAGGCGATCCTCGCCGAGTGCCAGCGTCGCCTGGAGGCCTGGATCAACCCGCGACGGCGGCTGGGCGTGGAGGTGGCCCGCTCGGGCATCGATGCCCAGCTGCATATCGATGGTGTCAGCCGGGTCGAGCTGAGCGGTTGGGCGGATATTCGCCCGAGCAAGGCCCAGGCAGCGTGGTGCAGCGGTTTCACCTTGAAGCGGGGTGGCTGACATGCAGAGCCTGTTGCCGCTCAATCGCTCAGCGCTGGAGCGGGCCATCGAAGTGGCGGCCGATGAGGACCTGAAGGTCAGCCTGCGCCGGCTTTACAGCCCCGACAGCTGCCCCGCGCCGCTGCTTTATCACTTGGCCTGGGCCTGGTCGGTGGACCGCTGGGAAGACAGCTGGAGTGACGAGATCAAGCGTTCGGTGATCCGCGCGGCGTTCTTCGTCCACGCCCACAAAGGGACCCTCGGTGCGCTCAGGCGGGTGGTGGAACCGTTCGGCTACCTGATCGAGGTGGAGGAGTGGTGGCAAGCCACACCGCCTGCACAGGCGGGCACCTTCGCACTGAAGATCGGCGTTTCCGATGCGGGCATCAGCGACAGCACCTATCAGGAGCTGTCATCGCTGATCGACGACGCCCGGCCAGTCAGCCGGCATCTGACCGGGCTGGTGATCAGCCTCGAAAGCCGAGGCGCCCTTCATGTCGGCTGCGCGATCCAGGACGGCGACGAACTGGACATCTACCCGCTGACGCCCCGTGACATCGAAGTCATCGGCGCCATCGGGCGTGGCGGCCGCGAACATACAATCGATACCTTGGACATTGCACATGGTTGACCAGACTTCTCAGTTCTACGCCATCCTCACCAATGTGGGCGCGGCGAAACAAGCCAACGCGGATGCCTTGGGCATCGCATGGAAAATCACCCAGATGGGTGTCGGGGACGCCAACGGCACCGACCCCACCCCCAACGCCACCCAGACCAGCCTGATCAACGAATGGCGCCGTGCGCCGTTGAATCAGTTGAAGGTGGATGACAACAACAGCGCGATCATCATTGCCGAGCAGGTCATCCCGGCGGATGTCGGCGGCAAGTGGATCCGCGAGATTGCGCTTTACGATGCCGATGGTGACATGGTGGCCGTGGCCAACTGTGCGCCTACTTATAAGCCGCTACTCAGCCAGGGCTCGGGACGTACCCAGGTGGTGCGGATGAATCTGGTGGTCAGCAGTGCCAACAACGTGCAGTTGAAGATTGATCCAGCGGTGGTGCTGGCTACGCGGGAGTGGGTTACCGAAGAGTTGGCCAGGCAGGACTTCAAGCATTCGGTAGTTGCAGCGACCACCGCGCCGGTCTCCCTGAATGGTCTGCAGACGATCGACAGCGTGGCACTGACTGCTGGCGCACGGGTATTGGTAAAGAACCAAGCCGCCGCCAAGGACAATGGCCTGTATCAAGTTGTGGCTGGTGGCGCCTGGACGCGCAGCGCCGATGCCGATGCCAGCGCCAAGGTGACGCCGGGGATGTTGGTGCTGGTCGAGCGCGGCACGGTAAACGCCGACAGCGCGTGGCAGCTGGTAACCGATGCGCCGATTACCCTGGGCGTCACCGCCCTGGCCTATGAAATGGCCTTTGGTCGCACCGGCGTGGCCGCCGGCACTTACCGCAGCTTGGCGGTGGATGCCTACGGCCGGGTTACTGCCGCGAGCAATCCGACCACGGTAGCGGGCTACGGCCTGACCGATGCCTACACCAAGACCGAGCTGGACCAGGCCCTGGCGCTCAAGGCGCCCTTGGCCAGTCCGGCGCTGACCGGCACGCCGACAGCGCCGACACCGGCGGCGGGAAACAACTCGACGCAGTTGGCCAACACGGCGTTTGTGCAGGCGACCATTGCGGCGTTGATCGCTTCGGCGCCGGGTGCGTTGGATACGCTCAACGAGCTGGCGGCGGCGCTGGGCAATGATCCGAACTTTGCCTCCACCATGACCAATGCCCTGGCGCAGAAGGCGCCCCTGGTAAGTCCCGCCTTGTCCGGCACGCCGACCGCCGGGACACGACCTCAATTCGACAACACTTTGGCGCTGGCAACAACGGAATTTGTGCAGCGTGCGCTGGGTAGCTTCAGCGGCCAACGAAGCATCAATGCTAGCTACACGGTGGTTCCAGCAGATGCCGGCAGAGTGCTCAGCCTTAGCGGTTCGGGTTACACGATTACCCTGCCAGCGACAGCCGCATTCGCTGCCGGCTCCATGGTTAGGTTCGTGAACTTCGGGACCGGAGTTATCAGGGTGTCCGGTCCCGGCCTGACGGCAACGGTAGCTATTGGCGTTAGCGACACGCTGGAAGTGATGGCAACTGCGAGCGGCTGGATGCTGATCGGCGGCAGTGCCCTTCTTATTGCCAGCTCTGGATTTGCTGTCTCGCTTTCAGGCGTGAACGGCTTTCAAAAACTGCCGAGCGGACTCATTGAGCAGTGGGGGCGCGTTTTTGTACCGGAGAATGTAGCGACGGTGCCGGTGGACGTGACATTCCCGATGGCTTTCCCCACAGCTTGTTTGAACGTGGTAGCAAGTATTGGGGTTGGCACCGATGACTTAGACCAAAATGCTCAGTATCGGCTTTGCAAACAGACTGTCCAGCACGCCCCGGGTACCCAAGTTGGATTCGAGGCGCAGGCTTATTTGGATAACTATCTAAGCCACAACCGTTTTATGCAATGGCGCGCCGTTGGCTACTGATAGAGCTTGAGAGGGATTTGATGATGTACGTGGTTCTTGGCAAAAAAGGCTTTTGGGATGAGGCCCACAAACCAGCGGGGGCGGTGGCCATCACCGACGCACTCCATGCCGCTTTGTTGAACGGGGAAAGCGAGGGCAAACGGATCAACTGGGACACTTCTCCACCTTCCCTGCAGGATGTTGAAACGGTGGTGACCCCGGCGACTGAGCGCGCGTGGCGCGACGCTGCTCTGGTTAAGCCGTGCTCTGTCCGCGACCGTCACCGTGACGAGCAGGAGCTATTCCGGCAGACCACTCTGACTCCGGAGCGCTTCGTGGAGCTGCTGGGCTACATCCAGAAGCTGCGCGACTGGCCGCAGTCGACCGCCTTCCCCGATACGGCGCAGCGCCCCGTGGCCCCGGCCTGGCTCGCTGAGCAAACCTAAGACGCCCCGCACCGACGGGGCGTTTTCTTTTCCGCTGTACCACCTGGCCCTGCACTGCAGGGCCTTTTCATATCTGGAGTAAACATGACTGGATTCTTCCACGGCGTCACCGTAACCAACGTCGACACCGGCGCGCGCAGCATCGCGCTGCCTTCTTCCTCGATCATCGGCCTGGTCGACACCTTCACCGAAGGCGCTGGTGTCACGGCCAAGGCCAACGACCTGGTGCTGATCACCAGCGAACGTGAAGCCGTCGCCGCCTTCGGCGAAAACGCCGCCATCACCAAGGCCTGCCGGGCCATCTACACCCGCGCCAAGGCGGTCATCGTCGCCTGTGGCGTGGCCAAGCTGGACGATGCAGCGGAGCAGACCGCAGCGATCATCGGCAGCGTGCAGGCCGACGGCAAGCGCACCGGCCTGCAAGCGCTGCTCGACGGCAAGAGCCGCTTCAACGCCCAGCCGCGCCTGTTGGCCGCACCACGCCACAGCGCCACCCAGGCGGTCGGCACCGCCCTGGTAGCGCTGGCTGACAAGCTGCGCGGCATCGCCATCATCGACGGCCCCAACACCACTGATGAGGCAGCCCTCGACTACGCCAAGAACTTCGGCGCCAAGCGCGCCTTCCTGGTCGACCCGGGCGTGCAGTACTGGGACAACGGCGAGGAGGCCACCGTCGATGCGCCGGGCTCAGCCTGGGTCGCGGGCCTGTTCGCCTGGACCGACAGCGAATACGGCTTCTGGGCCTCGCCGTCGAACAAGGAGTTCGTCGGCGTCACCGGCACCGTCCGCCCGGTGGAGTTCCTCGATGGCGACGACAGCTGCCGCGCCAACCTGCTGAACAACGCCAACATCGCCACCATCATCCGCGATGACGGCTTCCGCCTGTGGGGCAACCGCACCTTGTCCAGCGACCCGAAATGGGCCTTCGTTACCCGCGTGCGGACCATGGACATCGTCATGGACGCGATCCTCTACGGCCACAAGTGGGCGGTCGACCGCGCCATCACCGCCACCTATGTCAAGGATGTCACCGAGGGCCTGCAGGCCTTCATGCGCGACCTGAAGAACCAGGGCGCGATCATCAACTTCGAGGTCTTCGCCGACCCGGAGCTGAACACGGCCAGCCAGCTCGAGCAGGGCAAGGTGTACTGGAACATCCGCTTCACCGACGTGCCGCCTGCCGAAAACCCCAATTTCCGCGTTGAAGTCACTAACCAGTGGCTGACCGAAGTTCTCGATTCCGCCGCTTAAGGAGCGCATCTACATGGCAATGATTCCCGAAACCCTGGCCAACCTGAACCTGTTCGTCGATGGCGTCAGCTTCCAGGGCGATGTACCCAGCCTGACTCTGCCCAAACTGACCCTGAAGATGGAAGAACACCGCCCTGGCGGCATGGACATGCCGGTCGAGATGGACCTGGGCATGGAGAAGCAGGAAGCGGCGTTCACCACCACTGGCGTACGCCGTGAAGCGCTGAAGTTCTTCGGCCTGGCCGATGGCAGCGGCTTCAACGGTACCTTCCGCGGCGCCTTCAAGGGCCTCAAGGGCAAGATCAACCCGGTGGTGGTGACCCTGCGTGGCACCCTGAAGGAAATCGACATGGGCGACTGGAAGTCCGGCGACAAGGCCGAGATCAAGCACAGCGTCGGCCTGACTTACTACAAGCTCGAAGTCGATGGCCGCCTGATCTACGAGATCGACGCGCTGGGCATGAAGCGC